GTAGCTGCTGCATTTGGATTCAAAGTAGATGGTTCAACTAAAGAAGCCAGTCTTGCTGAGTTCGATAGAATCTGGGGCGATGCAAGTATCAGACGAGCTGCATTGGCTCTACATACTGATGGACAACAAGGCCAACAAGGTATTATGAATGTCTTGGGTGACGGTGGAGCTCATAAACTTGAGGGTTTAGTAGCACTATCCAGATACAATCCAAAGCGCCCATTTAAAACTAATATTAGTATGGAAACTGATGGTGTTACCTCTGGTATTATCATTGGTCAATTACAGGCTTTATCTGAGGGTGACCGTACTGCAGGTATCCTTGCAGCAGGTGGTATGCCAAGCAGAGATCTGGTCTATACTGACCATGGCACATGGGCAAGCACAGCTGGTAATAACGATAACTATAAACAGTTAGCTGATATATGGAGTAAGATTTATCAGAAATTTGAACAAACACTTCCTGAAGATAAGAAGTGGGTTGGTAAGCGTATGGCTGGTCTTCGTGGTATTGTTGGACCAATGCGTGGTGAATGGGTAAAGAACGAACAGACAGGCCAAATGGAGCTCAAGAAGGGCTTCGAGGATGTCATCAATAAGCTGGGTCGTGACATGAGTAAGAACCCACTTATGATTAGCTCATATGGTGCTAGTATTGGTAAGATCGTTGAGCAATTAGGGGATGCTGTTGTAGATAAACTCTACACACAGATTGCCAATGCTAAAGATGATCCCGCAGCTATTGCAAGTATCCAAAGATATCTGACTATGTCTATTGGTGTAAAAGCAGCTACTACTAATATGATCCCTACTGGGGAAAAAGCATTAGAGTTTGAATTAACTGATGCTCAGATGAAGACTTTCCGTAATAATGTTACATATATGGGTAAAGGTTCTACCTCTTATGGTGCAGCCCTTAAAGAAGCTATTGATCAACAGTTCGGTGGATTCATGCGATTCCGTCAGAATATCAATAATGCATTCAATGTAATGTTCAAAGCATTTAAGATTAAGTATGACCAACGTGAAGCTGAGGAGATTAAAAAGAATAATGGTCTACCAATAAGCCAAGAAGTTAAGGATGCTATTGTAGAAGAGTTACAATATCTGATGCCTATTGCTGAGGGTCCTCTCTCTAAGAGTCTTGAAGATGGTGTACTTGCCATTAAGACTGAGTCTAAAGAGAACCCGGGTATCCAGTACAAAACAGTACAGACCTACATGAAAGAAATTGAGGGTACCGGTACTAAATCGATCCGTAGTCAGGTAGAGGCTAAGGTATGGGCAGAGCCTGGTGTAGCTCCAATGATCTTGATGATCCATACTATAGATGCTGCAGTCATTTCTAAAGTACTGGCAGAGATGGACTCTCTTGGTATCCATGATGCTAACTTATTTGGTATCAACAATGTTATCGATGGTACTAAACTATATAACGAATTCTTCCTAAAGATTAGTGAAGAGTACAGTATCATGGGTGCTACCAATGATGCATTAGAGCGTGTGATGACTGCTCTTGAAAAAGATCCTGAGCTTTTCCAGCTTGTAGATCAAGCAGTTCGTGATGACACTAAAGCATTTGGTGAATACGAAGGTGGAGAATTAGTCCCTGGGAACCTAGCTGATTTTGTAGATACTTTCCAGTTCATGACTGAGCAGAATAAAACCAAACGTACTAACTTCTTCCAGAATGAGTTACTTGGGTCGAACCAAGCAGCACATGCTGATACGTTCTTTGAGTCTCCATGGACTAAGAAGAACAGAGAAGCCGAAGCCAATATGACCGAAGACCAAGTCGACGCAACAGCGAAAAGACTTGTCGGGGAAATAGTAATCAAAGCGAAGGACGAGGCAAAGCCTCGTACTGAAGCGGAACAAATAACCGAAGAAGATCTTACTTTAGAGCAAGAAAATGATCTTGCAAAACTTGAGCAACGACTGATTGATGCAGTTAATGAGTTAACATATGCAGAACAACCAACTTTAAATAGAGATCTTGAAGCTACCAAGCGTGACTTTGAGATTGTAGTACGGGAAGTTCTAAGTAATGAACTTATGAGTCTCATAGATGTATTGGAGACTTTGGACTTTACTGAGGAAGAATTGATGGAGAGGTTCCCTGAGGGGAGTGCTCCATTTACTCGTCATGAACAAGCACGTTTATTCTCTCGTTCAGCAGAAGAGTTCAACCGTGGAGAATATGACGGTGTTGATGCTATTCCATTGAGTGCAGAGAATCTGACTGAAGTGTTTGATCGTTTGGATCAGCACGGACCAACAGATCGACAACACCAAGCACAATTAACTCATGTCTTAGACAATGTGGTTAAAGATATAATTGGTCACCTGGATACTTTTGAGGTTAAGCTCAGAGAGAATGGTGAGACTTCCTATGGTGTAATCGATGGGCAGAATGGTATCTATATTCAAGTGGGTACCGGTATCATTGGTAATGTAGCTAATATGAGTGCCCAGGAGATCCTGGTACATGAATTGGTTCACGGAATTACCCGTCATGCAATTGATACGAACCCTGCCCTTCGCAGTGAGCTTAAACGTCTATTTACACAAGTAGAGGGACAGGTCACATTTGAAGATTTCTTAAATAGAGATGGTAATGGGGATATTGTCTATGTGAATGAGGAGGCTGAGGTTGCTGTAGCCAAAGAGCGTTATGATTATATCTTTAATAACGAAGGTACAGCTGAAAACTACCTGCATGAATTTATGGCATATGGTTTAACTAATGCTAATTTTAGTAAGAGACTTGCAGAAATTGAAAGTTTTGGTCCTAAACAGAAAGTTACTGGTAATCTCTTCCAGAGACTTGAAGCTCTTTGGAATAACTTTGTAGCCTGGGTAAGTGGTAGTATTTATAAGACCCAAGATATTAAGGCAGATGCTGCTCTGATGAGTCTTGCTAACCAGATGGGCGCAATTCATAAACGTGGCGCACAGACAGTTGGCAGAATTAGTAAAATAGAGAGAGCAATTAATTCTAAAACAGCGAATGCTTTAGGTAACTGGATTATAACCCCATTCCAGAATGCTACTGCTAAGTTGAGCCGAGATACAAATGTGGTCGGTCAAACACTTCGAGTAGTTGCTGCTCTGACTGATACAGAGAAAGCTAAGGCAATATCCGAAGGTGTATCTGAGGTTTATTACAGATTTGGTTTTGTGAAGACTCGTATCATTGAGCATTTGGTTCGTGAGTTCAAAGGTATGACTAAAGATAATAGTCTTTATCATGATCTCTTGAGATTCTCTAAGCATCAGATAGATCAGCTTAGACAACGTATTACTACAAATGTAACCCAATATTTACGCGCTGGATTCAAGGGAGAACAGCCTACTGAAAAGGAAAGTGAAGCAATTCTTAGAGCCCTAATCAAAACTGACGTAGCTGGGTTGAGGGAGAGGTTCAATGCCACTGAAATCCAAAGACTCTTGAGCGATGAGGTTTTCAGGGAGGCTCAAATTGAGAGTATTAAGGCTAGTATCATCGAGGAATATGGTACGGTATCCAACTACTTCATCGCCCAGGGTCGAAGTTTGGGTTCTATCATAGCTACCGGTAAAGCTCTTGTCGATGAGCCCATGCTCAACGCATTCAATATCGCCCAGCTCAATGGCCATATCCAAGGACAAACCGTTAAGGGTGATCTTGTACGTGCTGAGTCCTTGATCGATAGCCTTAGCTCTCTCTACGCGATGCGTTACACGGATAACGTAGATTTGGCTCTTGCTCATGATGTAATGGCAAGGGAGTATGCTCTTGATCCTAAGGATAATGGCATCGAAACATTGCTCAACACTCATGCTGGATTCAAAGAAGATTCTTTGGCTAGGTTGTTTAATGGTAACAAGATCCAGACTAGAAAGGGATATACTCATGAGGTTTATGACTCTAATGTAGATGTACGGGTAGCAACTTTAGCTGATAGAGAAGCTCTGGAAAGTTTAGGTTATAGATTAGATCGTGATATTGGAAAGAGTAAGTTAGCACAAGATGCATCTGATTCTAATCCAGATGATCAGTATCTATATGTTTCTACTTCCCATGTAATTAATACTCGTTTGAAAGGTATTAGTTCTCTGACAAGTGAGACTGTTGCTGGTACTACTATTGCTGAGCTGTATGAGACTCGTGCAGAAGCTAAAGTTGCTAAAGACTCAATCATTGCTGATAAAGCCCGGGCTGTTGCAATGCAGTTTAGGAATCCTGATGCACGAAGCCAAAGTGATAACATCCTGGTACCTATCTTAGATGACCAGGGAAATATCAGTGGGCATCGTTACATGATGTCTGAGCACCAGAAAAGAGAGATTCTCCATGTAGATGAGAGATTCGATATTGTTATGGGTAAAATGAATGCTAGTATTTCCGATAAAGTGAATACTAAGGATGTTAATAATAAACTTGTTAATCTGATGAAGGCTGATTACGATTACCGTTATGCTGATTCTCCTGAGAAGTTCGTCGAATTAAGTGGTGATAGTAAAGACCCTGAATTAGCTGAAATCTATGCTCTGATGCCTAAGGATATGAGAGATACTGCTAAGAAAGTTTGGGGTAAAGATAGTCGAGGTCGTCCTAATAAGATGATGGTCCGTAGAGATCTTATAGATCTGATGTTTGGCTACCGTAAGCGTTCTATCGCCAATGCCCCTTGGTTCGCCACTAAAGAGGACTCTAGGTGGAAAGATTCTCGTTACCGTGTACGTACAGTTATTCGTCATACTGAAATGATATGGCAAGAAGTTGTTGGTATTGTTAAAGCCAATATTGTAATTAAAACTCCTGCTGTATTAACATTTAATGTTATTAGTAATACTATGTTATTGGGTGTTAAGGGTGTACCAATTGGGTATATGTTTAAGAAGCAAGCTGAAGCTATTACTGAATTGAATCGTTATAAAAAATTGGAGATTGAGCGTGATAATGCTCAGTTGAGATTGAAGACTTTCAAAAATCTTTCTGCTGATGAGCAGACTGCTTTGAAGACTAAGATTAGACGTTTGGATAATGACATTAAGAGTAACGCAGTAGCTGAGTTAGTTGGTGAAGGTCTATTCCAAAGTATTGTTGATGATGTAAGTATTACAGAGAGTCCTTACGAATATAAAGCTAAATTTGCAACTGCATTAAAACCAGTAGTTGGTAAGGTTATTCCTAAAGCGGGAATTACTGTAGCGAAGCATTTATATATGACTACGGATACTCCGCAGTTTCAGTTGATGCTAACTGCAACTCAATATAGTGATTTCGTTGCTCGTTATGCGCTCTATTCTTATAGAACAGAAGTACAGAAAAAGGATAAGGGTCAAGCCCTTCATGAAGTTATTGAATCATTCATCAACTATGATATTCCTTCAGGGAAGGATATTCAGTATGCGAATGATATGGGGATGTTTATGTTTACTAAATTCCTGTTTAGAATTCAGAAGATTATATTCAATGTACTACGTGATAAACCAGCAACTGCTATGACCCAGTTGATGCTTCAGAAAGCATTAGGTGAAACATCGGATATTGTAGATACATCTATGGTATTAAACTATGATTGGCTTAATAGAGGTAATAATCCCTTCGACATCCTAGATACACTATTTGGTGTACCAATTACAGATGCCGTAGGGCTTACCGACACTATGTAGTTAATTAGCCCTTGGCTGCTCTCGCAGCCCGGGCTTTGGCAATAGCTCGTTCTTCTTTCATATAGGCAATGTACCCAATTACGAGTGCGCCTCCTAGAAAGATGATGAGTGTGGCAAACATGAAGGTCATTATAAATGGTAATAGTGCTAATACGGCTAAACCGATTATCACAAAGAACAGAGCTTTAAGTCCGTCCCAGATTGCCATTAGTCTTGACCGACTTCAGGATTACTATTAAATAGTGAACCATCTGTTGCGGCATTATCACCATAGGTGGGTATTACCGGGTCATCATTAATAGCCTCAGTAATATCTACAGTTGCCGATACACCATTATTACCACGACCTTTTGTGATATCAATAGCAAGGTCTTTACCTGAAGTGCTAATACCAGATCCTTTAATCCAGTCGCTAATAGCTTCCAGAATTTCTTCATTATTAAGATTGATTTGCATCATTGTCTCCTAAGTTAGTTAAACAATAGTGAGCAATCATGAGCGCATCACTGCGCCCATCCATTAGCCCACCCTTTGGTCCCCAGATCTTACATCCGGGATACAGTTTTTCACAGAGTTCTGCTACTCTAGCTTTGATAGCTTTAGAGCGTTTAGGACCTTTGATCTCCTTAGGAATATCTACCCCTACGGATTTCTGCCATACTTTGGGTTGCACAGTTTCAGTTTCTAATGGAAAGTCCTGTAGTTTTAGTAGAGTTTCTACTATCCCTAAGTTTTTTCCAAAGTTAAAGTTAGATTTGGCACTCATACCAAATAGGCTATGAACATCCTCCAATATCGCAGTACTAATATGTACATTGCGTTCCATTTCAGTTAACCAATTAAAGATATCTTGGACATCTTGTTTATGGTCTATGAATTGGATTAGTGTAGGATCAGTATCCGAGATCCAAAGAAGACACATTGCTCCTTTGGCTCCTGGATCACAACCAATTACAGCTTTGTTCACTCTGCCAGTTCCCAGTCATCTGCGATCATATCGCTTTGACTTGCAAGCCAGCCTGGGAGCATAGCTCTACGACCATCTGAGTTAATAGTCCACATATCGATGTGGGGCAGAATAGTAACTGATTCAGCTACAGTAGCTTCTCCGTACATATCAACAAGTTGATTGTAGTACGGTGTACCAGGTGTCATCATTACTCCGATGGTACCCGGAACCATGAAGATCCACATGCCTTTACCATTCCAACCTTCTCTACGAAGACGTTTTCCTTCCTTGAGCATACGAATAGCCCAAGCAAAATCATGACATTCCATAATTACTCCTTAATGGCGCCTAAATCCATAAGCAATGACATGGGCTAGAATTTTTGCATCTTCCCACTTATCACCTAAGAGCCAATACTTAATGGCTAAGCGATACTTAGTTATGAATTTAGGCATGATAATTAACCGAAGATTGAGGAAGCACCAGCTGCAGTACTAGCTACAGGAGCTGCACCTGCTGCAGTAGGCAGACCAGGAGTAGCGGCACCAGCTTGCGCAGTAGACTTGTCGCGTGTCTGACCCTGGTTCTTATCGACCCACTGTTGACGGAACAGTAGGCAGACCAGGAGTAGCGGCACCAGCTTGCGCAGTAGACTTGTCGCGTGTCTGACCCTGGTTCTTATCGACCCACTGTTGACGGAATGTAGATTCCTCTGCTTGAGCAGTTACTTCAGCAACTGTCATACCATCACGAGCACGGAAGACCTTATCGATCTCATTCTCGATACGAGTTTGTGCTATCCCATCTTTCATTACAACAGCGTAATTGGCAGGTTGGCCGGGAGCAGCAATATTGCTTTTCTTATCTATGATCTGTTTACGAACACCTAGATCAATTTCAGCACCAATCAGTTCCATGAGAACATCTTTTTTGGTAGGTACTTCTTTTTTCTGATCAAAGTTGTAAATATTGATCATCTTCTCTTCTGGTTGGAGCTGTGACAGCTCTTTACCAATAGCGAGTAGACAGATAGCATTACCTACGTTAAAGCCAGGGAGATAGCGTTTCTCGCCGGTTTCCTGACCATTTTTCTTAACCATGTACTGAAGTTACATAGATAATCTGCTTAAGGCTTTGACCTTGAGCAGTCTTTAGTTGCAGGTTGAGACTCATGGCTCCACCAGATGACTTATCAACGTAAGCCATGTCAATAACAAATGAATACACATCTGTTTCTAGGGGACCACCTCCACCGAGGAAGTCAGACTCATCTGCAATATTTGCATCGCGTTGTAGATTTTCAAACATAATATATTAGATCCTTAATTAGCC